CGCTTCCGGTACATCCATGACTCGTCCAGTATCTTTGTACGTCGTGTAGATATGCCGAAGGACTCGGTCGTAAGCGTCCTTGCGTCGGATCAAGTCATAAGACTCGCCTTCCTTAGCAAGGTTTTCAGCCTCATATAACATCTCTGTTAGAGCGGCTTCTTCAGCTTGTGCCTCGTTAGCAACAAACTTTTCATCCACCCGTTTTTGGTGCTCTTGCATCTTTTGATCGATGATCTTTTGCACCTGCTCAGGGGATAATCCTGCTTGTTGTCCATTAGTAAGATACTCAGTTAGAGAGTTATAAAACTCTGGAGTGAGTAATCCCTGCTCCTGGAGCACTTTCAGAGTTTCAGACTTAAGCTTAGCTGCCAAATCACCTTGTCCATCCGTTGGAGCTTGGTTTTGGATAGCTTGCTCTCGGGCCTGAAGTTCTCTCTCTTTCACTTGGAGAGAGCGGCGTAGCTTTGCTAACTCCGCATACTGAGGGCTTAGGGGCTTTGTCTCTTCAATAGTCCCTTGCTCATTAGTAGTGGGATTGACACTTGCCGTTGTGTCTTGTGGAGGAGTTGCTTCGATCTCTTGTGGAATATCTATCTTGTCAGGCGAGCGATTCACCTTCATTTTGATTTTGCGAATAGAGTCTTGAGCTTTTGCCACCATTGGATCTACTGGTGTTTCACTCGGGGTGAGCTTTAAAGAACCATTGCCTTGAGCGATGGATTTTGCTGATTCAAGCCTTGAGTTTTGAGTATTAAGGCTTAAACCTGCATAGTTTTGCGAACCGGTACCTGGACCAGCATTGACTGGTGTGACTTTCATATTTCCCCCTTCATTGTGACTTCTATGAAGCTATTGGTTGTTGTTGTGGAACGTTTGGAACTAATGGTGATGTGGGTGGAGGCTCTGGATTTGCCTGTGGTTGACCTTGAGCCATTGGCATTTGTGGTGGAACAGCTGCTGTTTTTAGGTTTTGAACTTGAGTCCAAAAATCAATAAGCATGTCTTGCTTATTTTTCTCTAAGTTAGAGGCCACATAGAGGTTGTAATATTGCACGGTCAATTGATCTGCGAGCACTAGATCAATAAATGGATCTGGTGGTGTATATTTTCCGCCTTCTACAATATCATCTAAGATTTTAAAGATTCTCTCTTCAGAAGCATTATTCAAACGATCGGTTTGCTCTAAACCCTCACCATTTAAGCGCATAAGGCGATAGCCCTCACGAACAGTGAGCATTCCCGCTTGAACAAGCTCAGTAATAGTTTGAATTCGACCTGCTGGAGTGCGAGGCAATGAACTTTCAGTGAAACACTGAATCACAAAAGGATCGTTTAAGAACTTCATCGCTGGCAGATCAATTTCTTTTGTGCCGTCTTTATTTGGATAAACGGTTTGATACTTTCCATCTCGCTTGGCGATATCAATTGCTGTGTCAGCTATCAGATAAGCGGCATCGACAAATAAGTTTTCATACTTTTTACTTAACGCTGCAAAACGATCATTTGAAATATCATCAGCAGTCCTAATTGCCTCGCCACTATCAAGCCCTTGTGGCTTAGATGAAGTAGCCTGCATGGCAGAAACACCAGATTGTTGAAACCCATATTGGATTAATCTGTCTCGTTCAGCGTACATTTCAGGATGATTCGCTGGAGCTACTTCATATGAGGGTTTGGTACCAGAGAAGGTGACAATAGTGCCGATTTGATTGTCGTTATGTGCTTTTACAACTTTGGAACCTTGCTCAATAAAAACACGAGGGACGCCAACCAAAGTAATAGCTCGAGCAATAGTGTACAAAATTCGATTAAGTGTGAGTTGCGTTCCAAATAGTTGTGTAGCCAAGCCTTGGCCCCAATAACCCAAGAACGGATCCGAGTACTTAATGAACACAAACGGAAATTTCGCCTTATTCCATGGCTCATCTAAAATCACTCCATTGACTGTTGCGATTACATGACGACCGGGAACATAACCGGGTGCCTCTGGGTCTGGACCAGAAGGTAATTTCCACCCCTCAACAACCATAATTTGATCAGAAGTAGTGCGACCAGTATCAGGAGCATTATCAGGATAACTCTGTGGAGTATCTTCAATGATTTTTGTAAATTTCTTAGGTGATTGAGCAATAAGTTTTGCTCTGTCCATTAATTTTAATTGAATAAGCTGTTGTGGATCACCATTTAGAGAGTCGTTTTCATCAGTGTAAAGATCCGTCACCATCACTCGGTCAACACAGACTCTTCTATCATCACCCTCGTAAACTTTAAGACAACCTGTCCCCATAACAATGGCATCACGTAAAGCCTTGGTTGCCTTCTCGTACATTTTGGTCTGATAAAATTCGCCTAAGATAAATTGATTAAGCCTTTGACCTAAATGGCGTTGTTTATAATCACCAGCTTCAGTTAAAAACTTAGGTTCTGGTTGTGCCTGAGATAGTCTTGAAACAAGAGTATCAGCACAGGCCTGAATTAAATTAAAAGTGGGTCTATCTTCTGGTAAGGATTTAGTCTGATCCATTTTGCTAACATTGCTGCCAGCATATGAGTAAACAGATAAACCTGAGTAAAGCCTCACGCCGACTGCTAGTTGACGTAACCTATAGGTCTGATTGGTTTTTAAATAAGCAGCACTTCCAGTTAACTCCGTAGCGAGCTGAATCTCATTTTCAGCCTTCCACCATTCAAAGAGCTCACCACGGCCAGACAAATCTCCTTTAGGTTTTGTTCGCATAACGATTTTATCTGGAGATTTCTGACCTTTTTTAATCTTCATTGATCAGCTCTGGGTTGTGAGTAAAAAGCCATGGGATCAATGTCTTCAAAGCCAGGCTCAAGACCTACTAAGTCGTTGATAGCTTTATTGGGATCTTCGATTTCTTTTTCTTGTTTATCTGGAAGGTCGCCAAGCTTAAGCTTCACACCTTGAAGCTCAATTTCTAGAACACCTTGTTTTCGGCAAAGCTTTAAAAGCCTTTGCAAATCATCTAGTGAACTAATCATGCAGGATTTGGATTATGTTGTTTGCGTCGTTTCATCATGATCTTTGCAATGGGATCACTGTGGTCTGAGTCATACTCATCGCCATGCTCATTTGAGCCGACTTGCTTTCCATCCAAATGATCATCTAAAACCATGTCGTCAAATTCGTTTGGATCAAACTCATCTTCAAATTGGTGAACATCGTTGGCGACGACTCCACCTTTGGCATACATGTGTTGGCGCTTTTTCATTACGCGGCCAACCATGTCTATGTCTTCACCGTCCTCAGCATATCCACCCATGGCTAAGCCCTTTAGTTTGGGAGCTGGCATGGAACGAAGTTCTTCTAGTTTTCTGCGATGTGACTCTTTAAAATTTTCTGAAGGTGCGCTAGAGCGCGCAGCATTTGCCACGCCTCTAGAAGAGTATTGAGAGTGAACACCTTTTTGCTCTAAACCTGCATGCTCAGGATTAGAGTAATATTTTTTATCAACGTGACCTCCATGAGCTAGTTCAGTGGGTTCATCTTCCATGGCGTATTTTTTGTGTGAAGGCATAAGATCAACATTTCCGCCTTTTGCCATGTGACGACCCTCTGGACCAATCTCGTCTTCACCATGCTGGTTAAGCATTTTATCGTCTTGATCCATTGCCATTTCGTTGTGCTTTACGTCGTCACCCTCGTGCTCCATATATCCGCTTGCTTGTGGATGAATCTCGCACGGAGAAACGCAATGCTCATTGCACTGAGACTCATAACCGTCTTGAGTTAACATTCCACCTTTAGCCATTTTCTTTCCCGCACGGCGCTTAACTGCGTAAGCAATTGCTAAGCTTTGCTTCATTGGTTTTCCTTCATCCATTTCAGCTTTAAGGTTGTGAACAAAAGACTTCTTTGATTTCCCGTGTTCTAATGGCATTAGCTAACTCCTGAAGAAATTCCTGCGATTGTTCTGACAACGTTTAAACCTTGATCAACACCAGAACTTGAAGTGACAGCGATTCTGATCACATCACCAGCTGCGCAATTGGTTGCTACTTCAAAGCCAGTGTCTCCAGCATGTGATGTATATAAAGTGACAGGACCTGTGCGATTCGTGATAGTCACCACAACTCCAGAAGGTGAACTCGCTCCACCAACTAAGTAAGGGACTGTAAGTTTTCCGCTAATAACATAAGGACCAGCAGCAGGTACTGCGGTATCAATTGATGTAAGCCCTGCTAATTCAACAGCTTGATTAAACATTTATTCCCCCTGAAATATTTGAACTTGGCATTGAACAGCATTAAGAGCGTTATCAATGGCATTAGAACTAGAAGTGATTACGTGAATGACGTCGCCAACAACTAAGGCAGGAATAGCGACGCTAAATCCTGTTGCACCAGCGGCACCTGTGTACTCGGTCGTTGAGTTTTTCTTTACAACAACTTGAACCGCAGAAGGTTTACCTGGGTTATCTCTTAATAATGGGATTTGTAGCTGACCTTTAACTACGTAATCACCGGCTGCGGTGATGGTGGCAGAAAAATTCACAAGCCCATTAAAATTTAAGGAGATATCGCCAGTGTTTTTATTAGATGACATCTACAACCCCTCTTCGTGTGGCTCTAGTTCCATGATTTCAAAGGCGGCCTTTAAGGCCTGGGCAGCGGCTCTGTAGTCTTTTTTCTCAATCGCAACGCAAAGGTCTTCAGCGGCAAGCTCTAGACCATCAATGTCTTTGCCTTCATCGCGATCTCTTTTGATGGTTTCAACAGGACTAGAAGCGGCTGCTTCTTTGTTGTTTTTTAAAAAAGGCAGCATGGAAATCTCCCTAAAAGTAGGGAAACTGACACTTAATTGAATGGATTTTTGGAAAAAACGATTAAAACTGCGAGATCTTAGAAGCTTGCGCCTTCGTCAGCCCAGCTAGACGGGTCATCAGAAAATAGGGAGTTTTGTTTTTCTAGATACTCTCTCTCCCTTTCCCATTGATCATTTGCCTGTTTTTCGTACCATTCGCGCGATCCGATAACTACCTTTTTAGGTTCTGGCTCTGAATGATAATGATAACCATTACGCCAAGCATAGAGCATGGCATCGCAAAGATGATTTGGCAGTCTGGGTTCTTCTTTTTTGGGAATCTTAATTACGTCGCCGTCCGTTTGCCAAATGAGGGCCTTAACCTCTGAGATGAGCGCTGAGCACGACGCGTGTATTTTAATTTTTCCTTGGACAAAATCTCCATTAAGCATCTCAATAAAATCAACTTTTCCTTGTTTGTCAGCGTATTCAAATGGGATTGAACTTCGAGCACGCATTGATTCAACGCCTTGTTTATTTGCTCCATCGATAATAACTTTTGCCGGGCGTCTTTCTGAGTCATTTAAAAACTCCTGGATCTTTTGCACGACCTGGTCAAAGGTCATTTTTGGTTTATTAAATGTTCGCACGATGTAAAGGTCAGGTAGATTGGAATGAAAGGCAGAGAGAACAAATGCGTTGTCATCTTCCCATCCAGTGTCGACTCCCAATATATAGGTCCATCCAGTCGGTTCCACCCCAGGTAGAGATGAATAAATATTTCTTTCTTCA